CCTTCCATTTTCTTATCTCCACCCCAAAAGGCTTCGTCAAGGTTCACAAGAATCTTTCCTTCCAATTGTCCATTGAAATCTCCGAATAAATAATTTGCGTTCGAGTTCTGACAAAAATGATTGTCTCCGATAATTTCTCCAAGTTTTGAAATAATAACACCCTTTCCGCCACCTTGCTTTGACCTTAAACACAAGACAACACCAGATTTCTTGTGTGGAAATTGAAGAATCCAAGCGAAATAATTTAAGACATATTCAAAAGCTTCTTCGTCACCATTACACCAACAAGAGAGAATATGATCCAGAATTGGTCTTGCTTCTTCTTCGTCGAACTTTTCTGCGATTTCTTCTGAAATATCATAACCCTTCCAAACATTGAAAATGTCTGGATTTTCTTTGTCTGTCGGGTCAAAACCAATTGCTCTGACTTCTCTTCGTCCACCCCATTTCATCCAGAATTGAAAAGGTTTAATATCTATTTTTATTGTTTTTGTTTCCCCGTCTTTGTCTGGGACTTCATAACTATAAACAAAATCTTCTTTTATGAAATCGTCTGCTGTTGTCATTTTCTTTTTCAAATACCAGCACGGAGTTTCCATCTTTGAGCCGTCTTCTTTGATTGTGAGTTTAGTTGAAAGGTGGATAAACTCACCAGTTTCTCGTACATAAATTAATCTTTGATTAATTGATTTTAGCATTTCATTTCTTGCTGAATCATATTCTCCGCCATTTTTGAGTTCATTATAAAAAATTTCTTTTAAAGTTTTTTTCTTCTTTGTGTCTTGTGTTTTTGCATATAGACTGCGAAGGAAAGTCATTCCAACTTTATTTTCTTGATTGTCAGAACAATCTTTAAAGTTCTTCCATTTATATTCAAACTCTTTTCTGTCAAAAGAATCATAAACTTTTGAGAAATCTTCCCAATAAGTCTTTCCAATCGAAGACCCGTCTGTGATATTATTGAGAGCAAATCCAACCTTTATCCAATCGTCATAATTGGAAGCGAACTTTTCAATTGAAATTGCTTCCATAATAGATTGAAGCTCATTCAAATCAACTTGTTTCTTTTGAATTGTGTTTGGTTTGAACTCTTCAACAACTTCAACTTCTTCAACAACTTCAACAACTTCTTCTTCATTATCAGAAGAAATCGGAGAAACTGGTGGAGAAATCTTTGTTGGAATAGCTTTGAAATCATTATTTGTCAAATGACAAGATTGAATAATATGTTTGAAAGGTTCACTCTCAAAATTGTCGGGAATGAATGTTCTTTCTTCATTTGGTTTGTTTGAATATAGACAACGCATATTTCCGCCGTCTCGATAAACACCTTTATCAATATTTGGATCTGAATCAAATAGCTTTAATCTTTCATTTAATTTTTTTAATTCTGGAATAGTTGTTTCATATCCGTTAATAATAAAATGAAATGAAATTGCGTTTCCTTTGTGATTACTTTTAACTTTATTTTTTGTTTTAGTTTTGATTTTCATTCCGTGTGAAGAAGCAATTGCGATTTCTCCGTTTGGATAGATTTGAGAAAATAACTTAATATATTTATTTTTGAATGGTTCAATGTGATTTTCCCATTTTTCACCTTCTGGAAACCAAATGTCAATATCATAAAATGGTTTCACTTTTGATTTGTAGTCCGTCCATTCAAAATAATATTTGGGCGGACTAACATTCTTTAAGGGTGGAAGAAGTAATAATTCAAGGTGTGTTTTATCTTCGACCTTTATTATATCCACGAAAGCTTGAAAATTGCTTTGACCTTTGAAATCTTTGAATTGGAGCATTATATCTTTATTTGTGATTTTATTTTCCGAGTTCATATTATAATTTATATTATTCGTTTCTTTTTTAAATACTTTTACTTTATCCATTTATTATATAATATATTTTATTTTTATTCATTTAATTTTTCCGCAAAATTAAAATCTTAATATTTAATATTAATAATGCCTTTAACAAAAGAAGGAAAGCCGATTCTGTACAAGCCTTGGAAGAATAACACGAAATCGAAAGTGAAATATTTTGTTTATGTTAAGAAGGACGGGAAAGTCAAAAAGATTGGATTTGGTCATAAAGATTATCAGCACTTTAAAGATAAGATTGGATCTTATTCTTCCTTGGACCATAACGACGAAGAGAGACGCAAGAAATATCTTAAAAGAGCAAAAGGAATAAAAAATAAAAAAGGAGAATTAACTTGGAAAGATAAAAACACCGCCAATTGGTGGGCTGTGCATAAATTGTGGTGATTAAACCAATTTTTCAATTTCAATTTCGGGTTCTGATTGTTGAGATTGTGTTTTTGGAATAAGTCTGGGAGTTTTTTGTTCTTCAACTTCTAATTGTTGAGATTGTGTTTTTTCGACATTTTTATTTTCTTTTTTTTCTTTCAATTCTTGTGTTTTTTTCTTCAACGATTTCATTTCTTCTTCTGTTGGTGGTCTTCTTTCACAACGGAAAATGTAACATAAATTGACTTTACAATGACATTTCGACATCCATATCACTTGAAGAAGACCAGCAATTGCTCCCAATACTAAAACCACAGCTCCCGCCAATTGGTCCACAGAATAGTCTTGAAGTTGTCCTTCTGATTCGCTCATTTATAATATATTATTTTTATTTTATTTTGATTTATAAAATTATATTTTATTTAATTATATGAGCGATTATTCGAACCCTTTTGAAACAAAACCTATTGAGAAAGTGAAAAATGAAGTTCACTCAATCAATCAAAACATTCATAAAATCAAAACGGACTTAATAACGATAAGAGCTGATATATCAATTATTAAAGACTTTATCAAAGAACGAGAGAGAATCAATGAAGAAAACAAGAACATTTCTGCTGGGTGGTTCTGGTGATTTAAGCGTCGGAATATATTTGGGTCAAGGATAGATTCATAAAAAAAATGAAGAAATCTCAAAACTTAAATTGTTAATTATTTTTGAACATTTACCCTTGACCCAAAAATATTCTCTATGATTTTTATTTTTTTTTATTATTTTATTATTATATTTGAATGATTATAAATAATGTCATACAAGTATCTCGAAATCCGCCCAAATAATGTTCCCGCAGACGGGAAAATTGAGTTCTCTGGAATCCCAGTCGTATCGTTTACAATTGGTTCTCAAAATGCTCTCTTAAAGTTAGATAGTGTGAAAGTTGTTGGAAAGTTAAATGTTTTCACGAATCGTGGACAAACTCCACTCACTCGCCCAACAAGTGCCCTTAAACCCACTTGTACAGCTTCGGAGAAAATGGGAGTCTATGGTTTATTTTCGCAGTTGGTTTGGCGTAATTCGAAGACCAAGCAGACTTGCGAACATATCCGCCATTATTCTCGTTTTATGAGTTCATATCTTCCAGTCCTTTCTTCGAGTCAAGACGCTCAATCTCACTTATCAGAAACTGCTTTGATTATGCCTTCCGCCCAGCAATTCCAGAACTCGGTTGTTCGCAACACTGGATCTTCAAGTTTTGCTTGTCCCTTACCAAGTGGAATGACTATGGGTTCGGGAGTTGACGGAGCACCAGAAGGTCACTTGCCCCTATTCGAATCGGGATTTGGTGGTTTGGATTGTGAAATACATTTAAGTCCAGACCAAGCCTTTCTATATTCAACGGATGGAAACCCTCAAACAATCGCAAATTGTTTTTATCAGTTAGAAGATGTGAAGATTGTTTGTGAAGTCTATGTTCCAGCACCCGACGAACTTTCCCGACTAATGCAGAGAACTTCTGACGCTTTCAATTTCAATTCGATTTCGTCTTACACCTCCACACTTGAAAGTTCCAATTCAATCATAAACTTTCAGCTTGGTCTTCGTCGCGTTCTGTCAGCTTTTGTCAATTTTGTTCCTTCCAACTTTATCAATAATCTTGGACAAAATGGTTTTATAACTTCATTTCCCGCAAAAACTGGTGGGGAACTCGTAGCAATTGAAGATTTTGCTGTATTAAAAAATGGAGAACGCTTCCCCTATGAATACCAAACCGAAGCAAATGTGAAAACTGATTCAAAGGTCAAGAATGTTGATCCACAGATAATCAAGGAGTTTGGTTCTGCTATTCTTCCAGAAACTTCCCACCTTCGAACACAAATGAGTCCAGTGAACACAAACAGATTTTTCAGTATGACGAATGGTGCTGGGGCTACTGATTACTCGAAAGTCCCAGAAGGTGGACCCGTTTATGGTGTCGGAGTACTTTATGACCAGTTTGACAGCGACGGAGTTGATTTCAGTTCTGACGCTTTCACACTACAAATGAGCACAACTCTTGACGACGCAAACCCGAACACTGCTTTCTTATTTATTAAAGCAAAACAGACTCTCGCATATTCTCCGAGTGGAATTGAAGTTGTTTCTTGAATATTTATTCTATAACTTAATTTAATTTTTTTTTATTTTTTCATTATTTTATTATATTTTAATTATTATAAAATAAATATGGCTACAACACAAGAAATTTCTTCTGGCTCTCTTGACGATATGAATGCTGACGGAGTTGCGGATTTAACCCGCCCGTCTGATATGCCTTTCTCCTACAATCAATTTATTTCAACGGATATTCGTGAGCCCGTTGTTTTTTCGGATTCTTCAACGGGTGGAATGGCTCGATTTCAAATGGATAGAAAGGGGTTTCTATCGCACCACTCCAAAATCACTTTTTCTGTGGTCCCAGTTGACACGAACACTTCTGCGTATTTTCCAATCGGCGTGGGTGTCAATTCTCTAATTGACAGAGTTGTTCTAAAATCTGGAAATGGTGGTCGCGTTCTTTCTGAAACGCAAGAGTTCGGACAACTGAAAGCATATGATTCTATGTTTATCACTGGTGAAGCAAACAAGGAAAGAGAAACTTATTTGACACAAAGAATGTTAAATCACGGCTCGGTCTATGAAACAGACCCAGACACCAAAGACACCAATTCTGACGCTCCCACATATGGACTTGAAACTGGAAGGGAATACGAAGGAACGGATTTGAAATTGCTTCCTTGCAATAGAATTGACGGAACTTCCGCCTTGACTAAAAAACACTCTCCCGTCTATTCCGTATTACTTGGAGATTTATGTGATTTATTCAAGGACCAAGATTTTCCATTGTTCCTTTGCGACGAAGATTTATTTTTAGAAGTTCATTTTCAGAGCAACGCCAAGAAGCGTGTTTCTGTAATCTCCACACAAGCTGGTTTTACCGCTCCTTATTTGATTGACCAAGCTGAATGCCGAATGATATATGACTCGATTGAATATGATCCAGACCAAATGGACGCTTTCCGAAAGAATGCGAATGCAAAAGGTTTGACTTTTCAATATCACGACTATCGACTCACAAAGAGAACTTCTGCGACTCCTTCCACTTGGGCGAATCTCATTCAGAATGTCGGTGGTGCTGGTCGCTTTGTTGACAAAATCGTTGTAAGAATTGGAAGGGACGACGACAACAAGGAAAAGACCCTTCTTAATTCTTTTTATTCCCAGCACCCAACGACTGGAACAACCACTTTAAATGTTAGATACAATGACAGATATGAGTTTCCAATTGACCGAAACAACACAGCTCTTCTTTTCCAGACTATGAAGACCGCAGAAGGACAAGTTCCTTTCATTACTCGTCAAGAATATTCAAGAGAAATGCCCGACACTATCACAAACAGAACTTTTGAAGGAAACCAACAGAGAAGTTCACTTGGCGGGAATCTTCATTATTTAGCGGTCAAACCAGAGCGTGAAGAGAGAATCAACAATCAAGGAATCGATATTGAATTAAAGGGAACCTTCCCAGCAGAATCGCTGACTCTTATGTGCTGGATTGCTCTTCGCAAGGTTGCGAGAATTAAGGACGG